GGTCACTTAGTTCAACGTTTTGTAAATTGGGCACAGCTGCATTTACTGTACTCCTGGTTTTCGCATATGAATCTATAATTCCTACGCTCACAACGTTTGCTCCTGGTGGCTGTGGATTAGTGGGACCAATCATATGAGCAAAAAACTCATCAGCCGGAGCTACACCATCATTTTTATCAGCAGTTACAAATTGTGAATACCCCGAATCTTCAGGTAATAACACAATCGAGGTTTCACTTACCGCTCCACTTATCCCATGTAAACTGGGATTTGTTGTACCATTGGTACGGTGAGCGTCACTCATATACACCTTAAAATCGTGATATTTTGGCAATATGTCACCTGTTACCGTCTCCATAGCCCTCAGCGTCATTTCATCGTATAGCGCCTTGGCTTTACGATAAGCTGAGCGTGTTACCCAAGTATCGGGAATCACGTGCAAATTTACAGTAGAATTCGCTGAATCATACATTTCTACACTCTGTACGTAATAATACGCACCTTGCCTGTGAAATCTACGATTAACTGCGCTTAATGCTTGTGAAATTGAAATAAATTTTGTAGATCCGCCAGTAAATTCAAATGACAATCGTATTTGTCCTGGCGTCCCTTTCTTATATTTCTTAGCTGGATAGTTTCTATCCATCTTCGCAATTATTCGTTCTCTGTCTTTACCCATATGGGTAAGCCTATCATGATAGGGTTCATAGTTTTTTTGGAGTGGTCAATAAAACTGAAAGATTTTGTTGATACCCCGTAGCCACCCCAATCGTTCAGATGCACACTCGGGGAGGATAGACCCCCACTCGGCCCATCTTCTCTGCCTCCAAACCGTGAATGACGGTCTTTAGACCTTCCTCACGGTTGTGTACGAATTAAGAGGATTCGCCACTATTCTTACGTCGCCAATCATAATGATTTTTTGCATTGTGCCAATGTTCGCTATGACTACTTGGCCTCTGATGAGTCAAGGTTGTCTGTGGATCTCTGACCACATCCTGACTATGGATATACTTTGAATAATTTATCAAAAATCCTGTCGTTATTTCATCGATTGAAAATCCATCAAATTCTTCAGCTCTCATCTTGACGATCACAGTTCCATTGTAAGCGATCGCCAATTTTCCGAGCTTCATTTTGTCATGGATCCATTTAGGAGATGGAATCATTCCTCTTCACCGTTAACAACGTCGTTTCCCTGGTTATTATCAGGATTCGATTTCAGCAAATAGGCTTTGTATTCCTCGAATTCAGCGTCAGCTTCCAAAATATCAAACCGACTAAAACATTCAAAACACAAGTTTTGTGCTGTTACTTCTCCGCATTCTAAACAGAATCCCATAGAAGTGTTCACTTCAATAAATTGTATATATCTTTGGCATCACTTGCCAATGTTATTGCCATTCCAATAGGATGTAATCTTGCTACACCTTTCCCTAATGTCTTAGTAATCAAGCGTCGATTAATATCCGGCGCACGATCGCCAGCTGTTATATCAGGTGTAATAGCCTGATATTTTTCTCTACGTGTTCTCGTCCGAGAATACATCCGTTGTTTAGCCGCATAAACAAACGGTTGATGCGTATACGGATTACCCATAGGTACAGGAAAACTATGACTAAATTCCCACCTACGCTTCCATTCACTAAGTGTTGGAACCTCAGTCGTAGGTTTGCGTTTCAAACTTCGTGGTTTAACGTATGGCTTCATTGCCATCCGTTCATCCCACCGTAATAGTTGGGATAAATTCGCTAATTCCCATGAACTTCATCCATGCGCTTACACAGAGATATACCAGAAGATTCTCTGGCTTTCTCAAGTGGGAGAGAAGGCGAGCAGTCCACAACAGCTGGGATGCTGTTATCTCGGAGGCAGGGGTGACTTGGGACTCACTCATGCCATCCTCTCCGCATAAACTCCTGAACCGTAAGTACCAGGAGCAAGATTGAGAACAATTCTAAATTCGTTAGTAGGCTCCATTCCAGCAATCGGATCTACACAAATTAAACCTAAAGGTGCGCAGAAACCTGCGCCATATGCGACTCGTCCTACTGAATCATCAGTTACGAGTCTTACCACATGTTGCATATGATCTTCATCTTGTCCAGGATAGACATCGATATCATATGGTGGTTCGTCTCCATTAGTATCCAAATTGTCAATAACGTCATTTTGTACTTCCTCTGACGAATAATCAAACAAATTGAGCAAAGGGTCACTTAGTTCAACGTTTTGTAAATTGGGCACAGCTGCATTTACTGTACTCCTGGTTTTCGCATATGAATCTATAATTCCTACGCTCACAACGTTTGC